CGTTATCAAGGTCAAGCGTTTACTTATATCGGGGTGGATGAACTTACTCAGTATGGTACGCCATATGCTTGGGACTATTTACGCTCTCGTTTGCGAACTGTTGACCCGCAGCTACCAGTTTTTATGCGGGCTACTACGAACCCCGGAGGTCCTGGTCATGGTTGGGTTAAGAAAATGTTTATTGACCCTTCTGTACCTAACACAGCGTTTGCAGCAACGGATATTACGACAGGTGAAGTACTTAGATACCCGACTAGACACCCAAAAGCAGGGGAATCTCTTTTCAGAAGAAGATTTATCCCAGCAAGGTTAGTAGATAATCCGTATCTGTATGAGCAAGGGGATTACGAGGCGATGCTTCTTTCATTGCCTGAAGTACAGAGGAGGCAGTTATTAGAGGGTTCATGGGATGTTGCTGAAGGAGCTGCATTTACGGAGTTTGATAGAAAATATCATGTTAAGGACCCATATAATATACCTAACTCATGGAGAAAGTTTAGGGCATGCGACTATGGTTATTCCTCTCATTCCGGGGTTCTTTGGTTTACTGTAGACCCAGTTGATGAAACCTTAATTGTGTATAGGGAGTTATATGTTAATAAAGTTTTGGCTGTTGACCTAGCAGATATGATATTAGAGGCTGAAGCAGATGATGGAAATATTTCTTATGGGGTGCTTGACAGTAGCCTTTGGCACAAACGTGGGGATACTGGTCCATCTCTGGCAGAGCAGATGGTACAACGAGGTTGCCGTTTTAGACCGTCAGACCGCAGCAAGGGTTCGAGAGTCTCAGGAAAGAATGAGATACATAGACGATTACAAATTGATGAAGAACGAGACAGAGCAGGAATAGAAATATTTAGTAGCTGTACTAGTTTAATTGCACAGTTACCAGTTATTCCTCTGGATAAGAATAATTCAGAAGATGTAGATACAAAGGCAGAAGACCACTTATATGACGCTTTAAGATATGGTATAATGTCTAGACCAGTTAGTAGGTCAATTTTTGATTATCCCACTGGGATGACCATGCCTTCTTGGCAACCTGCTGACGCAACATTTGGATATTAATAATGGCAGAAGAAGACAATATTGAAGGCTTAATGTTTGAACCTAAAACTGGTTCAGAAGAATTAGCAGATTATGTTTATCAAAAATTTACTGAGGTAGAAGAAGGAAGGCGAGATGAAGAAGAAAGATGGTTAGATGCCTATCGTCAATATCGTGGATTATACAGTCAAGAAACGCAGTTTACTGAAACCGAAAAGTCTCAAATATTTATTAAAGTTACAAAAACTAAAGTGCTTGCTGCTTATGGACAAATAACTGACGTTTTGTTTGCAGGGCAAAGATTTCCTATTGGTGTTGAAAGTACAAGAATACCAGAAAGTGTAGAGGAAGCAGTAAACTTTGACCCTAAAGATTCTGACAAAGTTCTTGAAGATTTAGGAAAAACTTACGGATATGATGGGGATGGCAGAGAGTTACCTCCGGGAGCTACAAAAGAAAGTTTACAAAGAGAACTTTTAGGAAGTTTATCTGATGATTTAGAACCTATTGCTGACAGAATAAAAATAGGATATGGCAAAACTCCTACGTCCTTAACATTTACTCCTGCACAGGAAGCTGCAAAGAAAATGCATAAAAAGATATTAGACCAACTAGAGGAGTCTAGTGCTTCTAAACATTTACGCTCTACTGCATTTGAAATGGCTTTGTTTGGAACAGGAATACTAAAAGGGCCTTTTGCTTTAGAAAAAGAATACCCAAACTGGACAGACGAAGGTGTGTATGAGCCTGCTATAAAAACTGTTCCCAGAGTAGAAAATGTTTCTATTTGGAATTTTTATCCTGATGCTGAATCAAAAAATATGGAAGAATGTGAATACGTTATCCAAAGGCACAAGCTAAGTCATTCGGAAGTTCGTGCCCTAAAAAATAGACCTTATTTTAGAAAAGAAGCCATAGATGAATCTATAGAAATGGGAACTAACTACATTCGTAAATGGTGGGAAACAAATCTTGAAGATTATAAGAACAGCTATAACTCTGAGCGTTTTGAAGTTTTAGAATTCTGGGGCAACCTAGACAAGACTATGGCAGAAAAAGCAGGACTAGAAGTTCCTAATGAATTTTCTAATGTTGATACATTACAAATAAATTGTTGGGTTTGCCAAGGAAAAGTTTTACGTTTGGTCATTAATCCCTTTACTCCAAAACGTATTCCTTATATGGCTGCACCTTATGAACTAAATCCATACAGCTTCTTTGGAGTAGGTCTTGCAGAAAATATGTCTGATACCCAGACACTTATGAATGGTTTTATGCGTATGGCTGTAGATAATGCTGTACTTTCCGGTAATCTGGTGTTTGAGATTGATGAAACTAACCTAGTCCCGGGACAAGACTTAAGTGTATACCCCGGTAAAATATTTAGAAGACAAGGGGGAGCACCCGGTCAAGCACTCTTTGGAACTAAATATCCTAACGTCAGTAACGAAAACATGATGATGTTTGATAAAGCACGGCAGATGGCAGATGATGCAACAGGAATACCTTCATACTCGCATGGACAAACTGGAGTACAAGGCACAGGACGTACCGCTGCAGGTATATCTATGTTGATGGGGGCTGCCCAATTAAGTGTTAAAAGCGTTGTTAAAAATATTGACGACTATTTATTACAGCCTTTGGGAGAAGCCTTTTATGCATTTAATATGCAATTTGATTTTGACCCTGAGATTAAAGGAGACTTGGAAGTAAAAGCTAGAGGTACAGAATCTTTGATGAAGAATGAAGTTAGGTCACAAAGACTACTACAGTTAATTCAACTTGCAGGAAATCCAAATTTAGCTGCGTTTGTTAAAATGCCTGTTGTGTTGAGAGAACTTGCACAGTCTATGGATTTAGACGCTGAAAAATTTGTTAATGATGAAAGAGAAGCGTTTATACAAGCAGAAATTATTAGAGCTGCAGGAGGAGGAGAGCAACCACAGCCACAGCCTCAAGAACAGCCAACTCCGGGACTTAGCCCTAACGACCCTTCTGGTGGAGGCGGAGGTAATATAGGCGTTGGAACAGCTCCTGTACCGGGGGAACAGGGATTTAGTGCGGCTGAAACAGCACCCCAAGAACCCGAAGGAGCCGCGGCTCTTAACGCATTACTAGGTGGAGGTAGAGTACAATGATACAAACTCTCGCAAAAAAGCTATTACCTTTAGTAAATACAAAAAAGAATACTGATGCTCTTTCTGACTATATGGAATACAGAATAGAAGAACATTACCGTATTATGGAACAGGCACAAGATACTCAGGTATTGCACCATTCACAAGGAGCAATTAGAGAATTAAGAAGATTAAAGACGTTGCGTGATGAAGTTGTCATGATGGCGGAAAGCAAATAAAGGAGAACTATTATGGCAAATAACGGATTAGCCGCAAACGCAGACTTTATGCCAAGGTCTACAGATGATTATACTATGCGAGAAGACGCAGACTCAAGAGACCCGCTATTTCCTTACGACCCCGGAAGAAAAGAAGCAGAAGGGTTTGATTATTTTCTTAGAACTGTTAAAGCTAATGCTAAAAAACTAGGTGCATCTTTGTTAGGAGATGATGATGCTGTAATGGATGCATATTACATCCCTTCTACTCTTACAAAAGAAGGCGAACCACTTATTTTGAACAGAGCAACAGAAGACGTTATGCGACATTTGCTTTTAGGAGCACTTACAAAATCTAAATTAGGACAAAAGTATATAGACGATAGAGAAATAGAAATAATTGAAGACCCAGATGTAGATGACATTATAAAAGAGGAAAGTCGTATAGATATAAATAATAATAGATATGGTGCTTTATTAGGTCAAAAATATAAAGACAAAGATGAATTAATAGAAAAGGTTATAGGGGTTGCTTTAGCAACTGCTGCAGGAGAAACAGTAGAAGCATTAGATGGGTATTTACCCATGATGAGTCTGGTAGAAGACCCCCCGGTAAAGTTAAAATTTAATACTGCAGGCCCAAAAGGGTATGTAAAAAAACCCTACATAGATGAAGACGGAGTACGTGTTATACCTCCTGAAGATACTCAAGAGACTTCTGAATTAAAATCTACGGATGATTACACTCCAAAAATGCAAACAGGAGGAATGATGACTCCTATGACTGATGCTACTTCTGCTCCTCAAGGAGGAGGCCCTAAAGCTGCTCAGCCTGATATTGTAGAACCCGAATTAGATATGCCTGTTCAGGCTGCCCCGAAAGCTATGGCTGCTCCTATTGACCCTAGAGATGTTGCGGCTAAAGAAGTAAGAGATAAA